CAGTTCCAACTACCTGAAAAGTCGTGGAGGTCGCACTGGTGATTGTGAATGTTCCGTTGTAACCCGCTACTCCGACTCCGGTAACGTCCACCGTATCGCCTATTAAATATCCATGCAGTGCAGTCGTGGTGAAAGTAATTACAGCCCCATTTTGTACGGCTCCCGTGGGACCCGCCGCGATGGTTGCATTGGGAATTTGACTCGCCCCGGTAGCTGGTGCCTGAATTGTTGCGGACAAGTTCTCTTCTACGGCGGAAGGAGCCAATCCCGGCCCATTTTTGCTTACTCGGTCAAAATTGTTGTCGTCAAACTGGCGAGGAGCGTCAACGCCGAATTTTCCATCACTGAAGGCCATGTATTCCCGGCCAAAAAGAGAAGTTGAATTACAGAGAGCACCAAGAAGATTCGTTGCGAAAGAAGTTTGTACGCCCGGCGTATTCGAAACATCTTCTTTGTAGAGAGTGCCTATCTGATTTCCATCAATGAAGTAATTCAACGTGCGAATTGCTTGCTGCGTGTTGATGTAGGTTCTAGAATAGGAACACAAGGAAGACCCTACTGCAGGATATACGGAAGTGAGGCCGGGACGTGTTTTCACAAGCCCCGGCAGAAATTCCACATCCTGGCAATTTGGCGACCACCACGCCGGAAGATTCGTGGCATCTGTGAGCGTGTTTAGTCCGCCGAAGTTCTGGATGCGTTGCGGTGTGTGGCCGTCAAATCCCACTCTTACCTCAGTTCGAATTGTGCCGTGAAGCTAATCAGATCGCCTGTAGCCGCAGCAGGATAAGCACCAGCAGCAAGCTCCGCCACCGCGCCAATGAAACACCTGATTTTCCCGTTGGCTTGCGTCGTTCCGGGTACCCATGTGTAATTGTTGAGCGCCTGTGCCGCCGTGCCAATCTGGCTCTCAAACTGAACAGCAAAGGGTACAAGCGAAGACGGGATACCCAATCCTGCAAAGGTCAGCGTGTCGCCGCCCTGCACATAGCTGCCGGATAGTGCAATCGTTCCGTAGACCCAGAGTTGTTTCCCATCGTATTTCTTTTTCGTGATTGTTGCCGCTGCCGCCATTTGCTGCTCCTTTTCTGAGGCGAGATACCTCGACTGCTTTGGCTCACCAAACCCTGCTTGTTCCCCAGAAGCGCGATGACCCGCGCCCTGTGTTGTTCGCCCTGCGTCGGCCCACAAGATAGTTCCTTGCGTGCGCCTGCAGATTGAGCAATTCCTTTATGTCCTCATTGAACATGCCGAGGAAGATGCTGGCGTTCTGCGAGCCTCGTGAGTTCGCAGCCAGAAACGCTGTATAGGTCGCAATCGCATCCTGACAGCCACGGATAGTGAACTGTCCTCCACCATCCGATATATCAGGGAAGGCGACAAAGTACCGGATTCGGCAATCCATTGCGTTAGTGCAACCGGGAAAGTAAATACCGTCTTCAAACCATGCGTAGATTCCGTTAGTCGTTCGCACAGAAGAATCAGGAAAACTTGGAATGATGTTCACCTGCGTCATGGGAACGTAAGCCAAACCGGAGCCATTGATTCTCTCTGACAAGTCTCGCGGAGCCAGAAAATCAACCGGAAGCGGCGGATTTGTCGTATCGAGTAGCTGAGTGGCATTAGCCGCAAGCGTCAGATAAGCCTCGCTCGTCATGGTCTTGCTGCCGTTCTCAGAGAGCCTTGCCTGCACTTTACGGTAGGCTTTGTTGGCAAAAGGTAAGAGAACGGTGTCCGTCGCCCAGTCGCCTTGCACTACCGGCGCAATGATTCCATTTCCGCTAGTGACGTTTGCTCCCGCACTTGTGTAAGTGAAGTGCGTGGCATCAATCACCGCCAGAACAGTTTGCGTTCCGTTGAAGCTCAAGTCCGAAACGCTCTGCACCTGCACGATGTTTCCCTGCTGTAGATTGTGCGGAGAATTGGTGGTCATCGTGACAAGACTGCCTAGCGTGCGAACAGCCCCGGTCGGCGGTATCGTCACCGTGAACGGAATGTCCGCATCGTTCAGCATGGAGCGAGTGAGCTGCAAACACTCACTCGCCATCGGAAACGCCGTTGAGGCTAGAGCGGGAATTAGATGCCTCCTACCGGCCCGTCAATGTCCTGCTCTTCTGGCTTTTCTTTCTTCGGACGACCCGGCCCGCGCTTTGCGACGGTTTCAGGTTCATTCGATTCCTGAACAAGCCCGAATGCCTTCGCTTTTTCAAAGTCCAAAATAGCGTGACAAGACTTGCAGATTGCCACGCCAACATTGATGGTCTCTCCGCAGGCGGGACAGGAAGTCATCGGCGGAGGAGCTACAATCGCCCATTCGCGCTTTAGGCCAAGTTCCGTAACCGCCAGTTTGCAGAAATCGGGAATCTCATCGACCTTGTGCGTCCGCATGAATTCCTTGTCGCCCGCTTCCACAAGTCCCTGCAGCCACTTCAAGCGCATGTTCCGCGCATTCGTGACTTCTGCTTCTGTCGGAATGTGGTCGGGCGCACAGGTGAAACAGCCCTTCTGCGCGAGCTTCTCGTTGCCGAAGTAGTCCGCCACTACCTGCTGGTACGGAACAGGAACGGGAATCTTCTCTGCTTCGTTCTCCGCATAGGTGACATAGACCTTTTTCACGTCCATCTGGTCTTCAATCACGATGGAAGTGAACGGCTTGTCTGGCGGGCAAGCGGGAATTTTCCAGCCCAGTACGTTGTACGTCCTCCGGGGAAGAACAATCGCTTCCGGCGAAGTATTGCAAATCTGAATCGAACCCATCTTTCCTCCTAGCTATATTTTGAGACTTCAAACTCTGTCGGCACGGCAACGTGCAGATTCTTTTCCCATTCGGCCTTGTTCTCAATCTTTTCGAACTTTTCCTCAAGCCTTTGGTCTTTTTCTTTTTCCTGCTGCTCGAAAATGGCTCGTTTTGCTTCTTTCCTGATGCGTTCCGGCAAGTCTCTGTTTCTGACTGCCGTATCCACGATGGCATCGCAAATGGTAGCCGTCAGAGGAACAAACTCTTTTTTCCACGTCACGCCTTTTGAATCGCGGTACTCACGCTCAATGACTTTTACTATTTCGTATTCGCCTTCACGCGGGAATGGACCTAGTGTTTCGACGCGCACGCCGTCAATCCATTCCGTGAACATGGTTTCCCAGACCGCCTCAGAGCCGTAGTTCTCTGGCGGGCAAAGAACTTCTAGGATGTAACGGTCCTTGGCTTCCGGGTATTTGAGACATTCTTTCGTCCCAATCCATTCACCCGTAACGTTGCCGCTATTGTCGAACGTCTTCCACTTACCGCCGATGTGCGTGAAACGGTCACACCCTCGGATGATGCGGAATACAGGCAAGCCATTTTCGGCTCTCCCGCCGCGCTCGGTCACTCGCCGTTCAAGTACTTTTGAGACTGGTGGAATCATATTTTTGTGGGGATGATTCCGGCTCATCCCCTAGGCCGCTAAAGATTAATAGATGCTGCTGGAACCAATCAGCGGCAGACCGAGCGACTTGATGTAGCTAGAGCCTGCGGGGTTTCTGTTGTACATCTGGAGACCAGCCTTCAACCAAAACTGCTCCGTAGCGAGCAAGCCGCCCGGAACCGTCGAGGTATCAATCTTCGGCCAAACGATTTTGTCGCCAATCGTCAGGAAGCCGGTATCGGTGGCCACGATGCGCCCCCAATAGCCGAGGCAGAGGAAATCAATGCGCGTACGGTCCTGATGGATGGACTGCACCACAGGAACGTTCGACATCTTGAGTCCCGACTGGTTGTTGAACATCAGATCGACGTTCTGGTTCCCTGTCGGGTCTTTCCAGATGTTGCTGATGAGCAGTGCAATCGACTCGTAAGAGTCAGCCTGTGCGAAGTGCATGTACGCCGTCAGCTTGGTCATCTCCGTGTTGAAGAAAGTGTCGCCCAAGTTGATGCGGATGCGGTTGAGCGCCCCGCGAATCATTCCCGTGGTGAGCACGGAAGAGTTCGCGTTGACGGAAGGCGTCACAACCTGCGGAACAGTTGCCCGGTTCAGGCCAAGCCAAGTGCCAGAAGTCGCGTCCGACTGGTGGTACTGGATGCCAAACAAGGAAGACTGCGCTGTAAGTGTGCCGGAGAGTCCGCCGATTACCAGCAAGTCCGTGGCGATAGTGCCGCCCGGTGCCGCCGCTACCGTAATCGTGTGGCCAATGCGGTCGATTGCCGTGACTGTGGAAGTGCCTCGGTTGGTGGTGAGCGCCGCGTTGTATACCTGCACGTTCTGGCCAATCAGGACGAGTTCTTCCTTGAATCCGTCTGTGGTCATCGTGAAGGTATTGGTGGACACCGAAGTAATCGTGCCGATTACGCCGTTGCCCGCCGTGTTCATCACCATGTCTAGCCCGGTCTTGAAGTACTTGACCGCCAGACGCATCACTTCGCCCGTTGCCGACTTCACGCCGCGTTCCGCTCCTGTGGTTGCATACTTCGCAAGCAGGGTGTAGCTGAAGCCTGACGTGTAATAGAACGGAGTCAGTGTAGCGGTCTGCCACACCGGCCCGCCCGTATCGCCAACGGAGCCACCGTCCATACTCACCTGCTGGAGAGTGCCGCCGACCGAAACGAGCAACGGAATACGGGTTGCGCGGTTCGAAGCCGGGTCGGCTTCCTGCTTTTCCATGAGGTTGTACAGCGGGGCATCCAATTCCAAAAGTTCGGGGATGCCATCCTTGTAAACAATCAGCTCGCGTTCTAAACCTTGAACGTTTGCCTCAACTGAAGCCATTAAATCTCCTTTTTGGCATCCCCGCTAAAAACTAAACCCGCGCTTTAGGCGGAACGTAGGTACCCGCTTCCAATTGCTTGTAAATATCCTCGCTCGTCAGCTTTCCGTTCTTCGGAACGGCGGCTGCAGCGGAGGATGTCGCTTGCGGACCGGCTCCCACGTCTTTAGTCGTTGCGGCGACTGCCTGTTTTCTCTCTGTCGTCTGCTTGCTCGTCTGCAAGATGGATTTGTTCCACTCGCTTGCTACGTCTCGCGCCACTCGCGGAATGACGATTTTTGCCCGCTTCGTGGCGAAATCAACGATGGCGTTGTGGTCGGAAATCCCCTGCTTGCCCTTTTGTGCGCTCTGACGGTAGTTGTCCATCTGAGCGACAAACTGCGGCTGGGAACTGAGAGCTTCGAGCGTCCCTGAGTAGACCTCTTTGACCATGCGCTTGAGCTGGGCTTCAGAAGCATTGGGAGCGGCCTTTTTAAGGGTGCTCTCAATCTCCGTAACCGTTCGCTCAATCACAGTACTGTCGGTCTGGCTCCAGAACGATTCGAAAGCCTGACTTCCTTCCGCTTGCTCTTTCTCCTGCAGTTTCTTTCGCAACTCTTCCACTTCAGGATTGCTCGCCGGAGACGCGGTTCGTCCCGGTGCAATGCCAAGTGACTGAGCCACGAGCTGCACTGCCTGAGTGAGCGCCTCGTTTTTATCCCGCGCTGCAATCCCGTAGAGATTGTTCAGCACAGGGTCAATGTAACTGGCTGCCTGGTCGCGCCATGCGTTCAGGTCCGTTTTGGCAAGAATCTGCGGCAAGTCAGAAACCAGCTTCGTAAACGCGTGTGGGTCGGACTGTTTAAGGCTTTCGACAAACTGCACAGGGCTTTCGCGGAAAGTCTTGCCAAATTCCCGTGCCTGCTCCGATTCCTCAACCAGTCGTTCCGCATCGGTCAGCGTAGGAACGCGCTCGTGGATTTGCTTGAACTCTTCCCACGCCTGTTCTCCGCGCATCTCGGTGTAGGCTTTGTGCTGTCCAAGTATCTGCCGGAGTTCCGGGTTTTCCTTGAACAAGGGTTTATACTTCGCAAAGTCTCCACTCGTTTCCGGTGCTGTTTCTAGGTCAACTTCAGTTTCTTCCGGTTCCGCGCCTTCTATCGGTTGTTCGGCAGTTTCCTGCCCCGGCACCGCTGCCGGAGGTGTTACAGGCGCTTCTACGCTTGGCGTCGGCGTACCCGGTTCCACAGCCGCACTCGCTGTGCCGCTTTCAATCTTGGCAAACTTCTGCTCAAGAGTGTCTGCAGGTGGTGTTACAACGGTTGTTGCCATTTTTCTCCTTAGAGCTGCGTCATTTAACGCTGACTAGGCGATTTGCTCTATGCTCCCGCTCCTGGACTTCCAGAAGCAGAACTCGGTTTAGGCGGATTCTTCTCCGCTGGCTTCAAATGAGGGGGCGGCAACATGGCTCCAGCGCCTCCGGCATCGGCCATTGGTCCCTGGTCTTGCATCGCCATTGCCGCAACCGCTTGTTGCATCTCCTGTTGTTTCTCCATCATTGCGCAGGCCTTCGAGAACAAATACACGTTGATGTAGCCATCAGGATTTGTCTGCTTCACCTGCAATCCTTTGTCGCTGATGAGCCATGCTTTTGCTGTCGCTGCCGCTACTTTCAAATCGTCAATGTTTGGGTCAGGCGCAATACTAGGAACAGGCTGCGGAGGAGTCGGTTTACCATCAGGTCCAACGCCTGGAGCACCGGGTTGTGGCTGTTCCTGCGAAAGCTGCTGAATATCGAGATTGGTTTTCTTTCTTTGCTGCTCTCCGGGCACTTCCACGTCCGAAATCCCCATCATTCGGAACAAATACTCAAGATTTTCAGGCGTGGCAATCGTCTGCAGGAAAACTGGGTTCGCTCCGTTGAACATATTGAGTAAAAGTGCCCGTACATCGGCCTGCAGAACCGGAAACTGAGCATCTACTTCAGGGAAAGCCACGATATTGCCCTGCATGTCCTCAAGCCGCACGAAATCCGTGTCAAATTCCCCTGTTTGGGACTGCTGGGCGACTTCCATATCCTCAGTGCGGTTATTGGCAAAGCATTTCACTGCTTTTGCATCGACATTCGCCAGAAATTGCTGAAAATTCCGCCAAACCCGTCCGATTCGGCCCATTGCCTGATTTCTCTGAATCGCAATGCCTGCCGCTGTGTCGTTTGAGCCTGTATCTCCGCCAAAAAGAGCCGGATAGTTGCCTGATAGGAACTGAGGAATGGCATTCATCAGCATGTCGATGTACTTCATCATGGCCATCGAAGGCTCTACGGCCTGTGTAAACATGAGTTTCTGGCCAATCACCTGATTCGGTGCCAAAGTTACAGGCGTCACATTTCCCGCCGAGGCTGTTTGTTCGTTCCGCGCCTCAAAGTCCAGTAAGTCAGAAGAAGCAAAGCCTTCCGGTACGCCATTCATGCAGATTTCAAACAGTAGGTTGGTGCAATCATTCAGCTGGTCTTGAATCGGCAGAATCGAACTAATCAGCGTCTCTCGGATCGACCCTTCTCCGGGCATCGTGTGCATACTCTCCCACGCCTCATCCATGCCCTCCGCCTTCGATTCGCAATACTGGCCATTGTAGAAAACAATCTTGACGCCCTTTGGATACATCTGGAGATACTGCGCACGAAGATTCTTGTCGATGATTCGATAAAACGCCTTTGGGCGAATCCACGCCCGTTGAAACGTTCCGAGGCCCTCAAGTGTCACTCCTGAATGTCTGCCTGTGCCAAGATACAAAAGCCTGCGAGCGATACGCTCATACGAAGCCGCTGTCCCTGAATCATCTCCTCCCGTTGCTCCGTTTAACTGGTCTTCTTTCGTCTTTCCGGGCTGGTCGGCGTCCGGCAAATCGCCATAGGTCGCTATAACCACAGCTTTGTCTATATCCGTCAACCAGTCTTTGTAAAGTTCGTCTGCTTGGTCATCCGCATAGGCCGTTCTACGGAGTTGCAGCGCCGGAACCATCGTCACTATCTCTTGCCCTTTGGGAATCTGCGCTGTTCCGACTGTTTGCAGTGCTGTTGCCGTTGGGGGAGGGTTCTCTATGAGCGGCTGCCCACAATCCGGGCACGTTGGCTGCGTTTCTGCCGAGCCTTCCGCTTCATAGCCACAGGATGGGCACGAGACGGTAGACTGCCCGATAGGGACCTCTACCGGAGCGAGGATGTCGCGTTCATCGTACCCAAACTTGTCGCCATCGCTGACATAGCGGATATTTGCCCCAAAATAGCCGTCTGTGCACATGAAATAGCCGCACTCATCCATGCGCTTGGCCCAGTCGTTCTTCCGGTGCAGCTGGTCAACAAACTTCGAGCCGTTCTTGGCCGTAGCCACGTCTTGCGGGTCAGAAGCCTTTTCCGGGTAAAACTGACTGCGCGTATTGTTTTGCGTGATGACACTCGAAAGCGAAAGCCCGGTAGCCTGAAATATGTTTGTCACGTTGCGGAAGTTCTGGCTTACGACATCGTTGGCATCGAAGCCAGCAGGCAGAACGTTTGGCGGATACCATGCGCCTGAATCGTTGTTGTACCACCAATACTGTTCGCCGCGCATGTAAAGCCTGCGCTGTAGAATCAGTTTTACTTCTTCCCTGCGCGGAATGTCGTCTATGCGTTCAAGGTCTACGAGCAATTGCCAAAGTGGATACCAAAATTCGCGCGTAAGATTGTTGGGGTCTGGTTGACCTGGATTTTGTGCCGTCAGCGTTGTGGGGTTAGTCGCCACTAGTTTGGAAACACCCTTCCCGAATAGGTTTTACTCGCCGGAGTCAGGGAGATAACTGCAATGCCGCGCACCGTAACCACGCCAGCAGAAGTTACCGTGCAAGTGGGCAAAAATCCAAGTGCAACCATGTCCGTACCATCAGTTGCCGCAGCCACGCACGGCATTCCGACTTGAGCGCCAGTGACGTTTACGGTCGTTGAGACTGTTGCGCCGATAGCTAGAAGTCCGCCTCCAATCGCGGTGCTCGTAAACACCATAGGCGGAGAAGTGGATTGGTAACTCTGCGCGCGAGCCTCTTGCCGAATCCACCAAAAGCAGAAAATAGCAAGAAATATAACAACCCCAATAAGTTCAGCGATAGTGAATCTATTCCGTCTCATTGGAGACTCGCCTGCCAAGTGCATCCTGCAGCGCTTGGACTTGTCAGAATTGGTTTCAATGCAATAACCGGATGATTCGTCGCGGAAGCTACCGGCGTCGTGAACGTTGCTCCACCGTTGATGGTCTCGCTAACCAGTGAAGTGATTGTCCACGGCGTTGCATTCGTATTCGTAATCATGACCAGCTTCGTCAGGTTCGGGTCTCTGCCTTGACAAGTCTGGATGATGTGCGAAGGGCCAGCCGCCGAACCGCCAAGAACTTCAAAGAGAGTGTCTTGGTCAAGCTCTTGTGCAGCTTGAACGGTTCCTTGTACGGTTATCGGGCCGATATTCGAGCCAGTAGTCGTGTAGGTAATCGTTGTGGCGTTCGCGGTTAGAATGAACCAACACTGTCCGGCAGGGGAATTATAGCCAGCAGGAGTCACGCCCGTTACGACGGCGCACTGTCCAGCAACCCACGGATTTGAACCCATAACTACGCTTGCCGTTTGGCCGGAAGATGTTCCGCTTGTGGTCGCTGTTGCCGCCGTTGAAGTCGTGGTGTAAGTGTTCGCGCCACTGAAATTGCTCGGCCCAAACAAAGCGTTTACTGCCCTGCCGAAATAATAAGCGCCAAAGTTGGTAGCCGAAACCTGCGCCCAGTGGGTATGGTCTGCCTGAAACCACGTGGCCGAAGCGTTTGCCCCATCCGCTCCTAGAAGGGGATTGCTGGCCATGTCAACGAGGTAATCCACCCCGGCACCGGGCGCGTTCAATCGCAACAACGTGTTCCAGTTATTTTTGCAAGTAGAAAGGCCCGACCTGTCCATCATCGAAGTAAATACGAGAGTGGGATTGCTCCAAGGAGCTTGCTTCACACTGCCAGAGAATGCAAAAAGATGCTGTTCGATTTGCGCGGCACTGTTGGCCGCATTGCAATCATTCGTTCCGCCCCATGCAATGACAACGTTTCTTCCGCCCTGTCCACTGATACCCGGTGCGGGATTCTTGATGCGATACATTGGCCAGATTTCGTAATTGGCGTCGGCTGCCATCGCGTTCAATAACTTGCTTGGCTGTCCGTTGTTAGCTACCGGCTCGGTCACGGTCGACCAACCTAAAGCGGAATTCAATACAACTTGCGATTGCCAGCGCGTGGTTAATCCAAAGCCTTCCGTTTCTGAATCTCCCGCGGAAAGAATCATGTCGTTGGCGCTTACTAGGCCAACAAACGGCGCAATGCCTCCACGGTTTGGAATATAGATATTCAGCCAGTTGGCGATGGAAAGAGCTTCCGTCTGCGTGATGACCCGGTTATAAAAAACGGCATAGTAGATTTGTCCCTGCCAGTAGGTTCCGGCAATCCCGCCGAGCTGATAATTTCCAGCTGCTACGCCAGCAGAGGTTCCAGTGGATGCATACAGAGTGGTTTCCTGAC